TTCCTGTTTTTTCCGTCCTGTCAAAATCTGTTATGTTCCTTGCCTGACAAACTTTTTCAATACTAGCTGCAGCCCATATTTCTGGATATAAACCAGAATCTTCTTTAACTCTTTTCATGTATTTATCATAATTTTTTTGCAAAGTTTGTTCAACTCTAGCTAATTGGTCCTCGTCTATTCTTACACCTTTTAACTTCATCTCTAGTAAGCATGGAAAAAGATCTTGTTCTAATTTTACTATCGCATCTAAGTCTTGAAAATTAATTTCTTTCTTAAACTCTTGCCAAAGAGATAATGTTATTTCTGCATCTCTTTCAGCATACTCACCTACATACATTGCTGGTAACTTGTACATTTCAGATTTAGGGTCTATACCCCAATCTTTTGCAGCTTCTTGTAAAGCGGATTCATTTTTACCCATGCCTATGTAGTCATTAGCAACAGAGTTTAAATCATACCTAAATCTATTTTCATCAACTAAAGATGCTATTACCATCGTATCAACAACTGTTCCGTGAACCTTGAGTCCTAATCTGTGTATCCAGCATACATCATAAATAGCATTGTGAAATATTTTAAGAGACTCTGTTTTTAAAACACTTGAAAACCAATCTATAACTTGTTTTCTATTCATGTTGGCTCCTGCTTCATGAGCTATCGGATAGTACCCAGCCCAATCTTTTACAGCCACAGCTATGCCAACTACATCACCTATTCCTCTAGTTGAAGCTGATCCTTTAATTTTTAAATCCGGGTCTTTTGTTTCTAAGTCTATTGATATTTCATCGTATTTAGATAAGTCTGGAAAATGATCTGGTTGCACCCATTCACTTTGAACTTTACCAAATAAAGTTTTTTGTATCATGAATAATCCCTCTCTAATATCATTTTTAAATAATGTATTGCCTTCTCTATGTCTTGTTGCTTTCCTTTTACAGAGTGCCTGCAAATATACTTTATAGCATTTCCCTCCGCAAACAAGAGTTTATTTTCGTTAATAAACTCTGCCGGCTGTATTTTCATACTGCGATAGTGTTTGCCACCTACTTGTTCTTCTAAAGATTTGTATGTTACACTCTTAAACATATCTTTATTTGTCATGTTTGACCTCCTTTTTATTGTTGTAAAAATTCATGTGTTAACAAAGGAAACCTGTTTTTAGCTTGCATATTGTATTCGTATATTATTAAATGTTTTTTTGCTCTTGATGTTCCAACATACGCAACCCTAGTCTCCTCATCCTCCTTTCTTCTATCTCCACTATTATATGATTTAATAGAGTTTGGACCCCAATTAGAATCTAAAATTACTATATCAGCCTCCATACCTTTTATAGAATGTATTGCAGATACTTTTATATTACTTTCTAAAGAAGGGTTTTGTTCCCAACAGTCTCTTAAATATAAATTAAAATGTTCATTGTCTGTAAATAGAGAGCTGTTTGTTTCAAATTTTAAAACTTCATACCAATTTAAATCTTTGTGAGCTTTAAAATAATACTTATTTTGTAAGTCTTCTAAACTTAAATATAAATCAGGATCTTGTAACTCAGGTGGCTGCGTGTCACTGTGTTCTAAAGCACCTTTTTTTCCGTACTCTATCATTTTTGGTTGAGATTTTCTTACCATGTCAATGTATAAGCTAGCTTTTATTTGACCACCACTTTTTAAAGTATCCCAAGATTGTATTAAAATTTTTCTTTTTTCAGTCTCAAAAAGACTCTTAAATGTACTGCCTTTATCAGAACCAAAACTTTTTTCTTTAAAAATAATACCTCTATTAATTAAATATCTTTTAAAATTAACAGCAAGGTTGTTTGTTCTTGCACACATAATCATGTCTGTTTTAGAATTAATACTGCCATTTAACTGGTTTAAAGTATTTATAAATCTAAAACTACCTTCCTTGTTTGGATCACAATCAAATTTTGTTCCAAGTCTTTTTTGAATTTGACTTTGTATATTCATAACCACATTATAAACAGCCGGCGGTAACCTATGTGTTTTTGGTAAAGAACGTTTACACACTTCTTTACAAGGCCATTTTTGAAATATTCTTGTGTCAGACCCTTTCCAACCATAAATAGATTGATCGTCGTCTCCAACAAGAACAAGTTCTTCCGTGTTTTTTGCAATTTTTGATATGACTTGCCATTCTAGTTTAGATAGATCTTGTGCTTCATCTACCAACACTAATTTATATGGTTTAAATTCTATGTTTTTGACTAATACTTTTTCTAACATATCGTCAAAATCAATCATATGGTAATGATCTTTAAATTTTTTAAAGTTATGATAGACATAACTTATCTCTGGTCTTTTAAATCTAACTGACTGATAACTTGGATCTTCATCATAAAAATGATAAATTCTTTCTAAAGAATCTTTTATTATTTTATAATTATCTCCTACCTTTACAGCTTTTTTAAAACCCAAAGAATGTTTTGATAGTCCAATAAGATTCATAATTGCACCAAATTTTAAATCATGTTCTTCACTCCAACCAGCTGCAACTAAATCAGTTCCATCATAATTAGTATCAGATAGTTTTGGCCAATTATTTTGGTCAGTTTTAATTTGTTTTTTAAATAATGATTTTGCAGTTTCGTTAAATATTTCATAGCCCTGTAAATGATCTTTACAAAATTTGTGTATAGTTTTTATAGAATCTGCTTGTTTTTCAGTAAAAAAAAGAGATAATGTTTTGTCATTTTGTGCTCGATCTTTTAAATTTTCTACTGTAGCTTTTGCAAATCCAATCATAAGTGCTTGGTCAAAATGTAAACCAGCCTCAAAATTTCTTTTTAACATTTTTAATATTTCAGTTGTTTTACCACAACCAGGTCCACCTAAAATTTTATATCTTCTTTTATAAAATTTATCTATTTTAGTAGTCATGCTTGTCTCCACCATCTGTTTTAAAATTAATAACGTTTTGTTCTACCTCTGGCTCTCTATCAAAAACATCTTCGTCTACGACATAAACCCATTTTTTTACACCTTCTTTAATGTGAAATTTTTCTCTACTAATACCTTTTAATTTTTGTAACATTTGATGAGTTATTTCTATAGAAGTTTTCCATTCCTGTAGTTGTAGGTGTTTAAAAAATCCATCAAACATAAATTTTCTTTTGCCATTACCATCTGTAAAAGGTCTACCCATTAAAATTTGTCTTCTGTCTTTTGTAATTCTAAGATTAAAACAAAAGTCCTCGAGATAAGATTTTAATTTAAACTCAGGTAAACTCTCTTCTGGAGCATCTATTGGTGTAGCTTTTTGTTGAAGAGACCTTATTTGTAAATCCCAATTTTTTATTTTTGGAGGAGTTTTTCCTGTTTGTTCTGTTGCTGCTTCTCTTGCTAAATCTTGTTTTACCAATTCTTTAGAATATAGTCTTACCTCATCCCCATTAAAACCTAAATACCATATCTTTGGACTTGAAGTTACAAAAGATAATGGCCCTAAAACTAATTCATTATCAATTCCACCACCTATTCCCAACTTTCTTTTTACACATTCTTCTCTATTACAATAAGTTTTTAACCAATCTTGATCACACCTATATTTATAATCTTTTTTATCTCTAGACCCAATTATATTACTAACTTCACTAAAACTCATACCTCTACCAAGGGGTTGAAAAAATTTTTTATTATATTCTAGTGTTTTATCTCTCCACTCATCTGGATATCTTAACTTTATATATTTTGTCATATCCAATAAAACTTCATTACGTTGACTTTTTGGTACACCAAATTTAGCCAATGCTTGCATACATGGTGGACCATCTTGAAACCAATCCCCTGAGTCGCCTTCGTCTATATTTGATTTTAATTTTTTAAGTTGAGAGGGAGTTACTTTATTTCTTTCATAGTATTCAAAAAACTCTTCAAGAGTGGCAGCACTGCCATCCTTCTTTATCATATATCTTTCAGTATTATGTGCTTTGTAGTAGGGTAAATTAATCCAACTACCCGCTGACCCTTTGTCTAAATTTAAATATTTTTGAACAGGAAATATTTTGTCTGGTTTGCAATCACCAAAAATATTTTTTATTGTGTGTAATTTTTCGCGTAATAATAATGCTGGTACATATTCTGTCAAGAAAATATATATGTGTATCCCACCACTTTTAGACTTGAAAGGTATGAATGGAACATTTATACTTTCGATTTTTTTAAATAATTCTTTCACATCAGGCTTATATTCATCTAAATCTATGGCACCCCACTTACAAGTGCTATCACTTTTTATAGGACATAAACCTAAACTATCGGCAAGTATTATTTTATTTTTTGTTTTAACTTCAAACTTTTTACCCTCTAGATGTGCTTTCCACATTTCCTCGGTGTGTGGATAAGAAGATGTAAAAGATACACCTGATTTTTTGCCTTCACCATTATTAGAATCTAACTGATGATAGCCAAATCTTTCCTCTAATCCATCAAAGATTTTTTTAAATTTTTCTATCATAAAAATGCAACGTGGGCAGCCTACTCTCGCGTGACTGCCCACTACCTAGGATACGGTTAGTATGGTTGTTTAGAGTCTGCCTCTCCGTTACCATGCTTCGCCTCAACCTCACCTTTACCTACGCTGATCGCAAAGTTCTTAGCCATGTCATAGATATTTTTATCTGTAACTGGGCCAACTTTAGTTACGTCCCATCCAAACCATGTACCCTTGTCGTTTGACATCTGTACAGTCTTTAGATTGTAAATGTGGCTGTATGTTGGCGGAGTAAAAAGTCCGGCTTTACCCTGCATTTTTATACCCATCATCATTGAATTCCATTTCCTGCTCACTTTTAA